GAATACGTTTCTTTCATGCTGTATCACCTCACTTCGATTTGTTGTAGATATAAATTTTTTCGAGCGCATCTTGATGGCGGAAGTCAGCAATGAAATGGCCCGCATTACGAGCTGGCGTGTAAATCGGGTCCTCCCCGTGATATTCCGGGTCTTCGATGAATTCGTAATCATTCGCGATCACTTCCAGCGTGGCAAGGGGTCTGAATACCTCTTGCTTAATCATCTGGCAAAAGGCAGCGCGGCGAGCAGGGCTGTTGCTGTTTGGCTGCTGACGAATCCACTCCTTTCCTGCTTCCTCTTCTGCATGGAGAATCGTGTGGAAGGTGTCAGCCACCCGAATCTTGCCGTAATCTTTTGACTGATCAGGCCCCGGAATAGTCAGGGTATTTACAGGCTCCTGGATGATAACCTGCCGATTGTCCATGTTTAGCATGAGCACGCCAGCTTGCACCATTTCGATTAAATCCGTATCCGGGTCCCACTCATGTGTTAAGGATTCGAATGGCGTAATATACAATGCCATCGTGTAATTAAGCGGCAGGGAAGCCATCAGGGATGCAATGTATATTGCCACTTTTGAACTCGCATAGGTGTTGCCTTTCCAACGTGCTCCACTTCCTACATTGACAATTGCCATGTGGTTCACATCGGTAGATGCTTTCATGATGGTTTGCTTGTTTTTATCCCTTGTTTCATCGCCGCCGAAAACAAACTTGATGTAATTACCTAGCGCATTTTGCTGTTTAGTCCAGTCTTCCGCTGCCGCATTTAGGGCAGGATCAGCAATTCCAAGAGTAAATACACCGTACTTGCCTTTCTGAGTAGCCAGCGCGCTTTGGTAAGCGGTGTATTTGGTCGCCTCTACGCTTGTTCCGCTGTTACCTCCAGTCAGGCTTACACCCGCCGTAGCATCAGGAAGTGTATCGGCTATCTTTCTCAAGACAACAAACTCACTATCACTGAAAGCCTGAACCAGATCATCCACCGTTTTCGCTGCCCGACTGTCCACCAGCTCCGCTCCCCGATAGATCAGCAACTCTGTTTTGGTAGCATCCAACAAGCTTGGCTGCACTACGACTTTCAAATTGTTGCCTGCCTCGCCTTTGTACTTGGCTTCCACAAGTAGAACATCGGTTGCACCACTCTTCAAAGCCACACTTGCGACAGCCGCATTATCCCCTGCCACGCGGTACAGCAATACCTCCGTTGGATAAGGGTTAGCTGCCCAAATCAAATGAAACGCTTCTGTGACTCCAAAGATTTTCTCAGCGGAAGCCTTGGTTCGGACTGTTACAAATTCCCCGATTGGGCCCCAATCCGCGACGATTGGTAATGCAAGCTTTCCACGATTGCCGATTGTTGTTTGCTCTTTGATGAATGACTTCAAAAAGGAGTAGACACCGGATAAGACCTTGTTTTCTCCCAACTGATATTGTCCGGCCATTTACTTCACCGTCCTTTCCTTGAATTTCTTCACGAATTCCTCTGCCTGATCGACTGTCATCTCGTCTGGGGCATCAAAAAAGGTAGCAATTGCTTCGGTTCGGCTTAACCCGAACTTCTGCTCTGCTACCTGCAATATTTGTTCTTTTTTATAAGCTGGTTTATCTTGCTCCTGTTTGCGAGCCATAACGTTTGTCTCCTTTCCTCAGCGATTCATCGTAGCGTCTATGAATAACTTCTAACGGGTCGTAAACCACCGGAGTATAAGGGATATAAACGGTGTACTTCAATTCAAACGATCGGTCTAAGTTATCTGGCTTGCTCATGGTCAAACGACACTCTCGCAGATATCCCACTTGCTTCTTGTCCGGGCCGTAGAGTGGAAGAATCCAGCTCCGATCCGCAAGGTCTTGCCTGACAGCCAAAGATAACCTCGTAAGTTGGTCTATATCCTTTGCCATCAGAACAAAGTTCATCGTCCCTTTCTCTCGGTAGGCATCAGCACGCCGTGGCTCCGGAATACGAAATGGCTCTTCTACAAACCACATAGGCCGTTTAAAATCCTTGGGTACAGACAGGTTCTCTGTTTGGATACCCGTCAGAGAAAATAGCCAGTGTCGTACAGACAGCACATCGTCACCCATCTGGAAACAGCCTCCTTGCTAAATCATCTAGCTCTTCTTTTACCAACTCGTCCATGATTGACTCAACCTCTGCTGTCGATCTCGCAAGATAGTGAACACCAGGAACACGCTTCCCTTTCAAGATCATGCCGTCTGGATGATCAGGGACATAAATGAATTTTTCTCGATCCCAGTATCCCGGCACAAATTGCCCTTTCCTCTGAGTGAACCCTTCTTCTACGTAACGCGCATAAGACAGGTTGGTGCCTACCGTGATTTCAGCTCGAAGCCCACTTAGGACCAAATCAAATACATTTTCCTTGTGACCAATAACCAGAGAGGCTCGAAGAATCCCGTCCCGTACTGGAACCCTATCTTGAGCTCCCCGTAACACCTGCATACCAGCCATTCGGGCAACCCGATCCATAGAAATCTGTACTTCACGTTTGTTATGCTTTTTCAAACGTTTGTACATACGCTCCAGGTCTCTCTTATCTACCTTTGCCATCAGATTTCCGGTTCCTCACCCGTGACAGGATCGATCATCGTAATCACTACTTCGTAATGATGTAAGCTTTCAGCGCCATAGACCGGATAAGGGAGACTGACTTCATACAGATTGCCTGCGAATTCAGGTTGCTCTATTTGGATTCGCATACCAGCTTTTAAACCTGTGTACAAGGTATTCATGAGGTAGTCCTGAGGTGTCGCCTGTCGACCTGTAATTTTCAGAATGCGACCGGGGGAACCAGACACCCTACAAGGCACTCTCTGAACAACAGGAATCCATTCTGAACTATCTTTCCCCCCAGTGAAAGGGTCAGGTTCTCCCCCGACATCCAGAAGGGTAAAAGAGTGGCACAGAAGCCGCTTATATTCGGTTAGATCATCCACAACTTCTGCCCCCTGCTCTTGCTATATTTTTTGAGGATACCTTCGACTTTAGGGTCATTGCTCACGTAGGAAAACGTCTCCTGATAATCCCCTTGTTTGGTACTGCTCAATCGTCGAGCTTGGGCCATGTCTTTAACGACCATTGCAACGGCCAGTTTCAATTCAAGAGGGACAGGATCAGGTACCGTCACCTGTCCCTCCACATAAACATTCGCCCGAAGAATGACTGGATCAAGTCGACTAGGCTCCCACGATGCAAATTCAGCATAAAAACTGATCAGCTCACTACTTGTCAGAATTGCCATCGGTATTCACCGGCGTCTCTTCATCTGCAACAGGGTCATCTTCCAGCTTGTATCCCAATGGTTCGTACACGACTTCAAAAGCTTTTCGTGTCACTTTTATTTTTTTCTTGTCCTTACCACCAGTGATTGTCAGCATATCATTTGGTTTTTTCATGAACGATAGCTCCTTTCAATAATTAAGGTGTTGCTACAAATCCGGTAGGACGCAGGACAGCAAATGCCCCTTCTTTGATTACAAGGAACGCAACTTGGAACGTAGCTTTTAATGCAACCATGTCTTGCTCGGCAAGAGAAAGAGGCTTCCCATCTGCTCCAGTAATGGAGTGAAGAGTCGCCTCACGCAAGATTTCATACTCAATATTTTTAAGAATGCCTGTCTTGGCCTTTTTGAAGTCACCAGCAATCAGGTCAGCTTTTGTTTTGTCCCAAGCACCATTTCTGCTGTACTCAATCGGCAGCGAATACAGTGAATCTTCAGCTACTCCTTCACGTACTGATGAAAGGTAAAGAGGGTCACCTTGGCTATTTTTCAATCCGCGCAAGGATGTCTTTAATCCGGTATGCCCAACAAACGCTCGTGGCTCTTGGTCATCGGCTTCAATCAGTGCCATGACACTGTTTACATCATCGGCCAGATTCTGACCCGCGACAGAACCGCGAGTAAAGCTGTTCCCCACATTGATAGCTGCCCCCAAGATGTTAGAAGTAAACGGAGACTCCGTCCCCATGATCGTAGCTGCATCCAATTTAGTATGGAATGCTTCAACAATGTACGGCTTCAGTTCTTCAAACACATCGATTCGTGAGCGATCCAGTGCTTCCTTTGTCATTGGAATGATGACAGCCAGCTTCTTAGCGGTCAATGTAACCTGTGTCCAGGAAGCTGTCGAGGTTTTGATACGTTCTCCCTCCCCTACCCAGTAAGCTCCAGGCTTATCTAGAAATACTGGAATCTTTTTTGTTGCTGTTGTCATTGGTTCCAGTTCGGAAAGTTTCAAAATAGCCGAACCGCGGACTACATCCTTGATGATCTCTTGTGATGTCTCTTCCGGAATCAATCCGCTAAGGCTGCTGCTGAACGTTACTCCCTCATTGAATCTTTGCAAATCGAAATGAAGTGGTGCTTGTTTTACCAGTGCCATGCTATTCATGAATGATTGCCCCCTTTTAGATGCGCTGCAATTTGCGTAGGTCTGAGATATTTGGAATGGTAGACTTTTGATTGGCTGATGGCTTTGCTCCAGGAGTAGTTCCCCGCGGTGTTTCATCTGCCTTCAACCAGGGTTTGGAAGTTATCAAGTCAGTAACATGCTTATCGATGTTTTTAACCTTACCTGCATCCGTCACTTCCACCTTAGACAGATCAGCCAGACGAATCGCATCCGACAATTTATCTGGGTCAATCCCCTGCTTTATTGCCTCCAAAGTGAAGGCATTTTCAATCCGGAGGGATTGGATTGTACCATTGGCGTTCTTCAGGTCAGTTTCCCGCTCTAACAACTTTTGTTCCGCAGTTTTTTCAGCCTCTTGCTTTTGCTTATGGGAATCAACAATCCCTTTCAGATCGTCAGCTTTCTCAATGCCCAAGCCTTTGAGGAAATCACTGACTGCTCCTTGTAGGGCGGAATCGTATTCCTCTTTTGAGGAAAAAGCTACCGCAGGTTTACTTTCCCCACCCTTATCGCCTCCTGCAGGTGCTTGACCACCTCCCCCATTTGCACCTGAAGCTGCTCCGGTACCACCACCGTTATCCCCTGCCTGTCCACCTTGGCCACCTCCATCACCAGCAGCACCGCCTCCGTCGTTAAATCGTTGCATCCTAAAGGTCCAGTTTGATTGGAGCTTTTTCATTTGGTTCCTTCCCCTTCCCCGTTTTGAATTTCAAGTGAAACATGTTCAGGATATTGCTGTGCTATTGCTTGAATCCCTAGCAAAGCTGTCTGCATGATAGTGGAAATACTCGCGCAAACAATATCCTTTCCATGCTCTGCATAATTCGCATGTCCAACTGCTTCAATTTTCATTTCTCCATTGTCCAGAAATGCTTGAATCTTGATCACATCGATCTCGCCTCCTTTCAGGCAATAAAAAAACAACACGGTTTATCGTGCTGTTACGCTGCCAACCCCTTTTTGTCGGCCCACTCTTTAAAAGTGCGCGCAGAGGTGTATCCTCTCTCCTGATCAATACGATAAGCACGCTGCCGTTCCAATTTCTCCAAGACCTTAGATTTGAGTACAGGCCGCCAATATGATCGGCAATTTGGATGATTAGGTATGCGTTCACCCTCACGCCCTGGATTGTCGGCTGTGTCATAATCAAGCGGATATCTTTTGCCGTCCAGCTTGCGGCACTCAGAAGAAGTTCGCTTGTCCAACGTCGCACAAAACTCCTTTTCGCTCACAATATCTGAATTGGCTTGGTAGGCCATGGTTTGCCCTTGGGCAGCAGCCCGGTTTAGTTCAGTACGAGCAAGGCGTTGGGCGCTTGACCAACTCTCTGATGTTCTTTTCGTAATCTCCTTAGCTGTCCGGGTCACGCCCCATCCTTGTGCTGCACCCTGAGTAATTACATCCTCCATGGCTGCCGCTAGCAGATCAGTACGCATTCGAATCCGCTTGGAAAAATGCCTACCTTGCCATGGTCGCTCCAATGCAGCCAGCACCATCCCGGTATTGATCTGCGGAAGTCGAACCTCTACTTGTGCATCTTGTTCAAGAAAATAGAGGTGATGGAACAGGCTGAGCTTGTACTCTTCCGCCCATGTAATTCTTAGCTGTTGCTCTTCTTCCATGCGGAGGGTGTGCAAGATGGTCTTTATGCTTGTCATGATGTGGTCGAGGCGTGTAGCATTATAAATCAAGGACACGAGCTCTTCTCCGCTTTCAGCAAATCGAGCGTAGAGGTCAGTGATTTCTTGTACAATGCTTTTATTGGCTTTGGAGAACAGCTTTTTTAATTTAACCCCATGTTTCTCGATTCTCGTTTCCAGTTCCTCTTGATAACGTTCCTCCCTGCTCATGCAGCGTCACCTTCTGAACTCTTTTCATCGTCAGAGGGCCCGTCATCATCTGCCGGCTGCTCGTCCTCCAATGCGTCCGGGTCAAGTATCTTCATTCTGCGTTCCGCCTCTTCGTCTTGTTCTTCCAGCAGTTTTTCACGAGATGCCCGCGGATCATCCACAAACGGTAGCAGCGCCAGCCTTTCCTCATGGGACAACTGACCAACCAGTTTCGTCACGATCTCCACCATTTCCACCACATTCACTGGCATGTTCTTACTGAATTTCACATCGACAGCTTGGTAATCCCATTGCTTTTTATATTTCTGATTCAGCATCCCAGTAAGAATACGAATTCGATTACGAAACCCTTTTCCATACTGGCGCATCTTTATGCCCGCCTTAATGTCGGCATGGTAAAAGATGATCTTCAATGCAATTCCCGATGGAGCTGTCCCCACTTGGTCAGGTCGTAGGTGAGGTGTTCCAGTTTGGTCAAGAATCGTTTCGATCAATCGGTTGATAGTGTTTTCTTCATGAGTGTCCTGTAGGTCCCACGTGACCGGAACGGCTTTTTTGCCTACAAGGATTTGAGAGGTTGACCACATCTTAGCGAGATACTGTTTTTTCTTCTCTACATCCGTGATAAGTTCTCCCTCTGTGTCATACAGGAGCAGATCATCAAGATCCAAATCTTCAAAAATGACTTTTGGATTCTTGAAATATTCCTGCACATCTACCTTACCAGTGACAGCCTTGTTAATCGCGTCCATAAGCTGCTTCAGGTCTGAAAGATCGCCCATCCCCTCAACCATCCCATCATCGCGGTTTTGCTGATGTTTCCGACGCCGATTGACGTAGTGCGTCCAAGGGACAACGGGCTTCTGCTGAAACTTACCATCTTGGTCCTTTACGCGGACAGTGATGTTATGCGAGACGGGATTTTGTTCCCTGCTCATATCCAGAACAAAGGCAGTCCCTTCTTGTCGGAGGTAAGTAATCTCGTTTTCATCGTATACTTCAACCAACATAGTCTTGGTATTTCTGCTAACATCCGTCATCGTATAGTACCGAATAACCGCAATCAGCTTGGCTTTAACCGTCGTGTCATACACAGCGATACACTCGTCTGCTTTGAACTCAGTAATGCAAATCTGTCCATCCTCGTCAAAGTAGTAGTATTCGAATACCTCACCATCGATCGAACCGTCCTCGATAATATCGTAAGACAAGCTCTCTTCATCGTTATCCATCAGGACAGCCTGCAACTTTTTAACGTACTCTTCTACGTCTGCTCCTGCCTCATTGGAAGAATAGCGAATAGGATTACTGGCAATGTATGAAGTGCCAAAGTCGATAATTTTCCGAGCAAAATTTAAGACGATTTTGTTATTCGGCTTGCCCTTTTCCTCTTGTTTGTGGAGAATATCCTGGTCTCCATCGACATACCTTCGCATGAGCGAATAGTCCTTCGTCTGATGCATTTTTATCAGGTCTGATACCCACCGCCACGAATTGTTGGCTTTATTTTCTTCATAAAACTGCTCCAAGAGCATCGTTTGCATGATTTCTCACCCCCTTCATTTTTCTCATGAGTCTTTTTCAGGTATTTTCCAAGGAATAACTTTGAAACGACTGATAAGAAACTGGCGGAACACTTTGCTGTTCCAAACCAGATATCGCAATGAATCCATTGCATGGTCATTTTCTTTTAATGGCACCTCAGCACTATCACCAGTAGTACCCTCTGGATAACGATAGTTGGTC